CGTAGATCGGGAACGTGGGGCGATTGATCGTTACCACCTCAGGCAGCAAAGGCTCAGGCTCTACCACCGGAGGCTGAGGAGTGACAGGAGGCTGCGGAGGCGTAATGATCGGCTGAACTGGAACCGTGGTAACAGCCTCGGGCGGAAACACTATGGCCTCCCGCGGAGGCGTAACAACGGGTTCACCGCCGGTCTGCGGCGGAGGATTAACGATGGGAGGGGTGGCTGGTGTCTGAGGATTCCTGAACTTCCAGTACCCCCACTCGGGATTGTTCTCATCCCAGATCCACTGATTGCCATCGTTGTCGAAGAACGGCTCTCCGAAATCCAACGGCTTAGGTCCGAAATGGGTTCCAGGTTCAACCGCGGGAGGCGTTTCAGGATGCGGTGTAGGAGGTTGAACTGGAGGCGCAGGAGGCTCAGGCGTCGTTGTGGGAAGCTGAGGCGTGACAGGAGTGGTCGGAGGAACAATCGTCTGCGGCATGTCCAGACGCATTGCCGTGGGAGCAGCCTGAGGCGTGAAGCTTGGCCTACTGACAGGAGCAGTTCCGGATCCAGGATTCATCAGAAGCTGAACCGGATCCTGCAAGTAATTGACCGTAGGAAACGGTGATACCGGCTCTTGAACGGGTGGAGCAACCGGGGGAGCAGGTGTTTCTCCTCCAGGTATGAACCAGTAGTTTGATCCGGTTTCGTTCGCCATAGATCAACGCTTCGGAACCAAGCTCTTGATTCGACCAAGCATCCAGTTGGCCACCAGCTTCTTGATGGTCGGCTTGTTCTTGATCCACTTGGCGAACTTCTCGGCGTTGCTGTCGTAGACGCTCTTGAACCAAGCGGGACCGACAAGCTCCTTCCAGAAGAAAAAGGCTTCCCATTGGTCAGGAATGCACTCGCGGGCGACGTAGCAAACTCCGCGAGGACTTGTGAAGCTTTGGAATCCTTGGCCGAGGCTGCTGATGCCTCCAGCCAACCCTTGGAACAGAGCCAGCGGAGAACCTGCCTGCGAGGCTTGGAACGCGTTCTGAGCGTTCTGCAACGCGAAGCTGGATCCAGTTTGGAGCAACTGACCAGGAGTGGCCTGCTGCATGCCCTGAATCAACTGAGGAGCAGCGAACGGAGACGCACCCTGTTGGAGACCACCAAGCTGAGCAGCCTGCGACACGATCGGCTGGAGACCGAGCGCGGACTGGATGTTGGCGATGTTCTGCTGCTGCGCTCCCTGACGCTGCTGCTGAGCGGCCATCTGACCAGCGAAAGTCTGCTGCTGAGCCGTGTTCCGTTGGCCAGTGGCAGCGAGGATGTTCTGGAACGACTCCTGAGCCTGACGATTCGCAACGTCACTTGTCGTCTGGCCGGACTGGAGCAGACCTAGAGCTTGAGCCCTACGTTGCATGTCCGCGTTCGCAATGGCCTCGCTGACGCCACGCGCCTCACGGAGCGCGGAGAGATTGCCAAGGATGTTTCCAGTGGCCGTACCACGAGCCCGAGCAGCCTGTTCAGCAGCGCGGATCATCGTGGGATCGAGAGTTCCGGCCTGAGCTAGACCTTGCTGAATCTGACGCTCCAGATCAGAGCGCATGACGCGAGCCGCACCGGTATCCTGAGGAGCGGTGGGCATTCCAACCTGCTCGTAGGTTGGAGCGGTGGGAGAAACCTGAGAGATCGGAGACTGGCTTATGTCACGCAAGAATTGAGCGTAAAGACCCGGTTCACCTCCGGGGGCTCCGGTTCCATAACGCTCAGGATCCAACGCCTGAAGCTCAGCACGACGTTGGCGAGCGAAATCAACTCCGTACGCCTTAGCAGCCTCAAGCTGCCGCTGGGCTTGAATAGGAGCAAGATCCGCCAACGCCTCTCCAATGGCCCTCGTCTGAGCAATGTCTGATACGGGACCAAAGTCAACCTCACGCATCTCTCCGGTCTGTTTCCCGTCTTTGTAGACAGGGACGTTGACCTTTCCACCAATGCGAGAAGCCGCTTCGATCTGGCGGAGCAGAGGAAACGTTTCAGCCTGTGCCATTACCGCTTCGCGGTTGGCAGCGGCCATGTCTGGAGCCCTATATGTTCCGCCCATAGCAAATCCTGTTGTTCATCAAGAGTTTGAAGTACCGGTCGAAATCGTACAAACGGGAAACGCCCTTCCGGACGCCTCCGAGCTTGGTCACGTTCTTGGAACACATGCCCATCATGGCCAACCAAAGCGTCTGAACCGCCTTTGGCTCTGTTCCAACAACCATCTCAATCCAAGCGATGTGACCATCACGGAAGTTGTTGTTGATGTCCTCTGACTCAGCGACCGAGTTGAGGAACCTTACCGCACCAACACCAACGCATTCACCAGCCTCGTTCTCCACGATCCCGAACTGGCGCACCTTGTTGAAGATGCCGATCCAGTTGAGAAGCTGGTCATCGTTCCATGTGGAACAAGTTGGCCACTTCTCTCTCAGCAGCTTAGCGGCTGCGATGATCGTGGGATGAGCGTTCATTGCTGCGGTCGAACCGAGTCAACGAAGCCAGATAGGATTGTGGATTGAAGCGAAAGCCGACCGCCATCGGCGTGGACCTTGAACTGCAACGTGTTCCAGCGTCCGCGGCTGATCAGGTTGTACGCCTTCAGAAACTTTTGCGAGTTGGTGATCGTCAACGCTGGATCCAGCGACGAGAAGTTGCCAGACATGTTCGTGGCCAACGAGAGCGCAGCGGTCGTGTTCTGCTCCGTGTACGGGTTGTCGAACGCGAACTGGATGCTGTAGCCGATCTTGTCAGGAATAGGCTCACCGAGGTTGTACGCCTTCGTGACGACCGTGGACGAGTAGTTGGAACCACCGTCGAGGTACGCGGACGAAGCGACAGGAGACAGACGGCTATTTGGAAGGAAATCGTTGAACGACCACACCTGACCTGCACCCGCGGAAACCGAGACGATATCGCCAGCGAACATCAGGACGGGTCCGAAATTCGAGAACGAGGTGGGGATGAAATCGTTCACCACCCAGTTGTCCCAGTAACCGAGCCAAGAGCGGGCCAGCGTGTGATACACGATGACCGCATTGTTCTCGTTGAGCGCACCCTCCAGCGAGATATCGATCGAGTTCTCGGTCAGAATGGCGTACTCGCTCTCAAGTCCCAGGATCGCAGGGCCTTCTGTCACGAACGGAACCGCAAGCATGTAGCGGTTGTTCCAGAACACGCCGTCGCACAGATCCAGCTTGGTCTTGTTGATCTTGCTGATCAGGTCGTTGATCGGGCTAGAGAGAGCCAATCCCACGCTCGTCTGCGTACCCGCTTGGATCTGCTGGAGCGAGCGGATGCCGTCACGCGACAGGAAGAAGACATCGGGTCCGACAGCAGCGATGGATCGGTGCGACGAGCATCCAATGTTTCCGCTGACGAGCGTGATACTCCAGTCCGCAGGATCCTGCGTGGGATCGGCGTCCACGGCCCAGATCGAACGCTCCTTGAACACGATCAGCCGGTATCCGAACCACGAGTACAAGCCCTTGATGGGATCGCCATCACCGCCAACGCGAATGGACCCGAGCGGATCCCAGGATTCGCCATCGAGGATGTCTGAGAAGTAGAGCGTGTCGGGCTGGATCGAGGTGTCACCGGATACGCACCACAAGCGATTGGTGTGGACAGTGAGATACAGCGGCTTGTTGGGAGGCGTCAGCGAGACGTAGGCCACTGCATGCGCTCCACCACCACCGCTGATGCTCACGGAAGGAGCCGTGGTGTATCCACTGCCAGGATTGGTGATAGTGACCGCAACGAGATTACCGTCACCAGACACAACAGCTTCCGCAGTAGCGGTGACACCGCTCGGAGGAGCGGCGATAGTGACTGTTGGGATCGTCGAAAGATTTGATCCCTGATTGATGACATCGATGCGACTGATCTTTCCCGCGGTGATCGTCGAGTAGATGTTGCTCGAACTGACGTACTTCAGCGTTCCGATGCCGTCGCTGTAGAACAGCTTGTCGTTCAACTGCGCGAAGTAGACGTAGCTCGCCGCGGCATTGAGTGTGGATCCCGTGATCTGGTTGTACGAAACACCCGGAGATCCGAAGTAGAGGCTTTTAGTCGAGGTACCAAGATCGTTGACTGCGATGACCAGACGCTCAGAAGCAGCCGTGTCGAAATAGAACCCTGAGAACACCGAGGCGTTGACCGGAAGGTTCGATCCGAAGTTGGAGGTAGTGGCCTCCCAGTTGGTGATTACGTCCTCCCAGTTCGCGGAGATACTATTACCAGCGAGCGATACCGATCCAAGACGCGTGACGAGATTACCGAAGTCATCGTAGTCCATGTTGATGGCCGACTCCATGCTCGTGGCAGGAATAGCATCAGGACGAGTGGCCGAGATGACTCCGGTGCTGAACCCAGTGCTTCCATCCAGAAGCATCTGATCGTCGAGAGCGTCTGTGGATTGGAATGGCATTACAGGATGTCCTGGAAGGTGTAATCGTAGAGGCTATCCGGGATGATGCGGCTGATCTGCTGCTGTTGGCCACGCTCCATGTCCTTCATGATGGAGACCTGAGCGGCTCCTTCCTGGAACTTGGCCTGCGCCTTACCGTACTGGCGCGAGTATTCGAGCAGATCGCCTTCGGTGTAGGCCATCAGTGCATTCTCCACTCCACGAAGCTCGAAGTTCGTGTCGTTGATGATGGTCTGCTCTTCGCCGAACTGCCGCATCTGCGACTGCTTCTTGCCGAGGATGAAGAGCGTCCCGTTCGCGTTGGGCGTTGGAACCAGCTTGATGCGAGGGACACCGGCCTGTCCGTACGAAACACCAATGAGCCGCGCCCAGTTGACGAAGTTGCCGGGAGTGGACTTTCGGGAATCGACGTTGTTCCAGGTGTTTGGATCAAGTTGGAAGAACGAGACCCATTCCGCGGCGGGAACCTCGATGCCATCGGTATCGCCATCGATCGTGAATCGGGTGGCGACCGGGAAGTCGAGGAACGTGTTGTAACCGGTTCCGGAGGCGTAGCTGGCCGTGACGTAATCGGAGAGAACAACGATCTCTTGGCCGTCCGTAACGCTGGTGGATATGACTCCGAGTGTGTCGTTCCAGAGGCACGAATCCCAGATCATCGAGTAGCGGCGGACGCAGAACTTCTTGGCCAACGCGAGGGTGTTCGCGTCGGTGAACGAGAGCTTATCGCAAGCCGCCTGGGCTACTTCGGAGGGTTTCATGCGAAGAATTCTTGGAGCGTCATCGAGGAACAGGTGGTGAAGCTTGTGCCACCGTTCGCAGCGTAGTTCATGTAAACATTAGTCGGAGAAAGCGGGCTATAGATGTGGACCTTATAGGTCACAGCCGATCCAGTCGCAGGAGAATCAAGGAACTCGATCTTCGTGTTGTTGATCGCGTTGACCTCTCCGTCCTCGTAACTTCCTGAAGCTATGGCCTGCTGACCAGCACCAATGGAGTTTCCGATTTGAGTTCCGTTCCGGGTAATCCTGAACAACACATACTGAGATGCGTTAGTTATGCAGGAGTAATTTAGAACGATGCTGATGAGAACCTTCGAGGAAGACGACCTCGGGGTGATCGTGGTCGTTACGGTCGTGATCTCGGTTCCAGGACCAGTGGTAGCTCCGGTGAACGTGATTCTGTCGTTTCCAACCGTCTGCACACACTGAGGCGCATTGGAAGCGGTGATTCCAAGCGCACTCGCGGCGACCGTGCGAACCTTGCTCGAATCGCTGGCGTCCGTGATCAGCACCTTATCGTTGGCCAGATCAACTGTGACGTTGGTCGCGTTGGGAAGCGTGATGTTGTTGGCGTTGACCGTCAGCAGATCGCCAGCCGCGTTTCCGATCGTGGTATCACCATTGGAAAGCAGGTTTCCGTTCAGCGTCGTGATCCCAGTAACGTCGAGCGTTGACTGAAGATTCGCTGCCCCGCTCACTCCCAGCGTAGACAGGCTTGTCGCGCCAGTGACGCCAAGGGTTCCTGCGACCGAAGTATTACCGCTCGCTGCCGTGACGTTGAACTTGTTGGTAGCAACAGCCAGATCGCCAGCAACGCCAAGAGTACCAGCGACAGCCGTGTTTCCGGAGGACGCAGTGACATTGAACTTGTTGGTGTTTACCGCGAAGTCACCAGTGCAAGAGAGAGTGCCTGGAACCGAGAGGTTTCCAGAGAGCGTGGTAGCACCCGTGACGCTCAGGTTTCCACCTACAGCGAGGTTTCCTGCGAGGCTGTTGTTCTGAGCAGCCTGAGTCTGCGAGATCGCTCCGAACGAACTGATGGTTCCAGCACTCGTGGAGATGTTGCCAGCCGTGGCCAACGAACCAACGGTGGCGGCACCGGTCACTCCGAGCGCACCAGCAACCGAAGCGTTTCCGCTCGAAGCAGCGACCGTGAACTTGCTGGTCGCAACGCTGAAGTCTCCCGTGGTGTTGACCGCGGTGGTCGAGACCTGGAGCGCGGAATCGTTTCCTCCGCCATCACCCAGCGACTTGAGGGTCGAGGTGATCGTAGCGTTATCAGAAGTCTTGAGTAGTCCAGTGTAGGTCGATGCGACCGTGCTGCCTGTGAGTGGAGTTCCCATATCAGTTCTTCGGAAGTGCGTACCAGCCAGCAGGCAGGACCACGGTGGATGGTCCTACGAGCTTCTTATTGGAATCGAAAGCGTAGACGCGAGCCTTAACAGGTGAGGCTAGCATCACCGGATCACCGGAAGGGACCAGGACCACCTTGGTCATCTGGCAACCGAGGAAGGTCGGCAATGCGCTCAGCCATATCAGCTTTGAGATCTTTGGGCGCATTGCCGTGTTGAACATCGGTAGGTGGTGTTTCCCTAAGCCAATCGAGGATGGCCTTGAGGATCTGGTATATCCAGTTCACTCGGCCTTCTTCTCGGAGGCGTCCTTGGCCATGATGAGACCAACGCCAGCGGAGATCGCGGCGATGGTGGCAGTCAGGTCCAGATTGGTGGACGGATCGCCATCGAAGAGAGCTTTGAGAGCCCCGCCAACAGCGACGAGGATGGCACCGATACCGGCGATAGTGGTCTTGGTGTTTTTCATTTCTTGAGAGCTTTCCATAACCCGACTGCGGCTGCAATAAACGCCAACACAGCGGCCCCGAATTGGAACCACTGTGTTAGCTGCGGGAGAAGCGACACAATCCCGGCGGTAGCAGCGGTGGCCAACGAGATGGCGACACCATTGGTTGATCCGTCGGAATTGTGGTGCATGGCTACTCGGACTTGGGCTGAGCAGCGTTGATGATGATCTCGGCGAGGGGCAGGCCAACCTTAGCGTTGGCGATGCCACCGGCCTTAACCGCGATGTCGATGAGTTGCAGCAGGTTGTTGGCCTGCTCCGTGGTGAGTTCGATCTTAACCATATCAGGCGGCAGTATCAGCGACCGGAGCGACGGTTTCAACCTCGGGCTGCGGCTCGGGCGCGGGAGGAGCCCACGGCAGCGGCAGACTCACCACGGGCGGGTTGATCTGCGCTTCGATCTGCGCGGTGACGTTCGCTTCGATGGCGTTCTTGTCCACGCCGTTGGCGAAGCACCAGTCGAGAACCTGCTCCTGCGTCAGGTCAGGATACGGCGTAAACGATCCGGTAGGCGGAGCGAAGCTACATGAGCCGTAGCAAGTGCCGCTGTAGCTGTCCTGCGAGCCGTTGCAACGCCAGTCGGCGGTGATGACTACGTCAGTCAGAGAGCCTTCAACGGGTTTGCAGAGAAGGCGTTCGATGATCCAAGAGATGGTGGGCATAAAATTACACGGATTGGTTTGTCATTGAAATACAAGAAACACTTAGAGTTCCAGAAGTTGTGTTCATGCTCAGAACTGATCCGGGAGCAGTAAAAGCAACTGTCAATCCAGTTGCATTGTCACTCGCAATAGTTGTAACAGTTCCTCCTCTTGCAGCAACAAGCCACCAACCCTGACCTCCTCCTGATGTGTTGTATCCAGATATGAAAAACAACCCGCCAGTATCATACCCTCTTGCCAATGCAACTACGGAGGTTGAAACGGTTACTGTATTTGTTCCCTCAACGTTTACCTTTCCAAGTTTTGCAATCGAACCAATCTTTGTTCCGCTTGGGCTGACCGTCGTCCCCACCAACAAATTCCCCGACGCATCGAGCGTCATCTTGAGCGAAGTCGCCTTCGTGTTCGACGCTTGCTGACCATTGTAGAAGAATGTCGCACCAGTCGCATCGGTGCAAATGTAGGTGGTTCCGTGCGTTCCGGCAGTTCCAGTCCATCGACGAATATCAAGACCGGGAGCGGTATTGTCGTTGTTCAGCATTGCGCCGATCAACGACCCGCCAGTTCCGGTAAAACTCGGGTCAACAGCGGCAATAAATCCTGCGGCGTTAATCTTGTACGCAAAGTTGCTAGTCCCCACCCCCAAGCCGGTGCTGTTGAGGGTCATGGCGGTGCCAGCGACTCCGCCGACGTTGGACCATGTGGCGATGCCGTCAGCCGCAATGCGATAACGCTCGGTCAACGATCCGGCACCCGCTCTCGTCAAGAACGCAAGATTGCCGTTGTCGTTGAAGTTTGGATTTCCAATTCGATCTATCGCGGCGTTTGTTGCACCATTTGAGTTTACAAACGAAAGGCGCGTGTTGATGTCTCCAGTTGTCGCATAATCAATGTCAACCAAACCAGCAGCGACGTTTGTGGTTGTTCCAGACTGCGATCCAGATCCAACGCCAACAGTCAATCGTCCGTATGCACTAAGCGTCCCAACACCCACCCGATTGTTCGCGCTGTCCACCTTCAGAGTGCTGGTATCCACCGTCAGGTCGCCGCTGATGGTGGCGGAGGCGAGCGTGGCGGTGCCGGAGGCTCCGAGGATGTTGTTGACGCTGATCTTCTTGGTGGTACCAGAAGCCGCCATCGTCGTGTCACTGACATCAACAATGGGGATAACGTCATTCGCGGGATCGGCTCCAGTAAGAGCCGTCAGTGCTGTAATCTTCGTATCTGCCATAATCAGTTAGCTTGAATGATGAGTTTTCCTGTATCCTCCCGCGAAAGGAATGTCGTGTTGTCCTCTAGCAGAAGGGAGTCAAATGTTCCAAAGGTGATGACGATCTTGTCCGTGCCGTTCTCCAGCAGGATGAAGAACTCGTCCTCCTGCAACAAATCCCGGCGCAGGATCGGTGGGTCAATGGGCGTGACGCTCGCGCCACCCACTGCCGCCAACCGATTTCCTAGAGCCAGGGTAGTCACGGGTCATCAGGACTGAATCACACCGTTCGTGGCCCACACCACGCCGCTGGAAAGCTGGAAGCTGTTGATCGGAGCCTGAATCGTGACACCAGCGGGGATCGTCACGGTCGAAAAAGTGCCAACGATGTTAGCCCCAGATATGCTGGAGATCACAGTAGGAGCCAGGAACGTGAGTGCAACGAACGGGCCGGTGTAGCTGGCCGTGTCCTGCACGAGTCGGCCACCGGCGACTCCCATCGAATACTGGATGGCTTGGTTTGATACGTCGCTCATATGTCCCAAATCTTACGAATCTGATTCTTGGTGAAAGTGCTCTCGAAGCGGGAACCCTGCCGATCCTCCAACCGGCTGAATCCCTTCTTCACATGATCCTTGAGTTCCGCCTCGCGGGCAAAACCGGTGACCCCAAAGCGGGCCACCGGCTGTCGCATCCAGCGTTCACCCTTGATCACAATGGAATCGGTACCCATCGGAGCGATATGCTCGATGGTCTTGCCTTTGTTCTCGAAGGTGTAGATAGGCATCTCAGCTCTCCATCTCGCTGTCGTACTGCTCAGCCATCTTACGCATGCCCTCTTTGTCCATGGGCTGCTTGGCCTCCATGGCATCCTCACCGGTCTTCTCGTACTCGGCGGGCATACCATTGACACTGCGGATCTCGACGTAGGCTTCTCCGTTTTCGAGCTTCTTCAGCACACCGCGAACGTCATCAAGAAGAACCTCGTCACCAACCTCTGGCGTGGCACCTTTGCCATCCTCGGTATCGGTGGAGAGAGCTTCGACAGGAATCGAAATCATGGGCGCATTGTTGTCAGCCTCTTCGCATCCGCAAGCGGAATGAGAAGAAGGGGAACCACCGATTCCTCGATGATTCCCCTTCGGGCCGACGGCGATCACCATGATGGTGGCCGTCTTGGGTTTCATTACAGCGTGGTCGAGGTCTTCGTACGATGCACCAAGTACCAGACAGGGTTACCAGTCGAGCCGGTGTTACCAGCGGCCAGACGCAGGGTGGCGAAGTAGAGCTTCACGCCAACGGTGACCAACTGGTTCAGCGGGTCGCTCTTGTCCGGGGTGTCGGTGATCACGATCTTCGGGCTCAGCGGATCATCACCGGTCAGAGCAGGGATACCGAACGACTCGTTACCGAAGAAGAACGAAGCGATGATGTCCTTGCCAGCGGCCAGACCACCACCCGCGGCGGAAGCCTGATAGACGAACTCATCAGCGGCAGTACCGGAGCCGGTGCTGACGAACGAGTTGGTCTGGGTGACAACGCGGCAACCGTAGATGGAGCCAACCTCGCCCTTGTAGAACGGCTGGCCCTTGTTGCCGTAGTTCGAGGCGTTCAACCAGTCGCTGTCGCGCATGAGGTCGCGGGCAACGCGGGGATCGGTGGCGAGGACGTAGCCACCGTTGATCAGCGGAGCGCGGTTGCGCTTCAGGCGGGTCATCGAGTCGAGGACAGCCGAGGCCGTCATCGTGGTGTTCGCCGCAGTGGTGTCGCTGTTCAGCGCAGAGAAGCTCTGCGTGGTCAGCGTGGCAGGGTTGCCGTACACCTTCACGCCGCCAGAGCTAGCGACGACGTTCACAGCGTCCGAGTTATCGAACGTGCCACCACCCTCGGCGGCGGAACCGATGGACGAACCGCTCGCGGTCAGGTTGGAACCAACCAGGGTGTTGCGGATGACCGAATCAACCCAGAGGGCCATGTCCAGACCGGAGGTCTTGGTGGCCTGCTGCAAGCTGTTGAACAGGTCGGTCGCACGGAGGATGTCGGTGAGACCGATAACCTGACCGTACTGGGCCAGCGACTTGCTCAGGCTGTTGAGGGCCAGAGCGCGGTAGTTCGCGGAACTGATGGCAGCACCCTCAGAAGCAATGGTCTGAACGCCAGAGATGCTCGGCGGTCCGAAACGGAACATCGAGATGGCCTTGTTACCATTGTTCTTGGGGATCGGAGCCTTCATGGCGAACTGATCCAGGATGGTCTCCTGCTGAACGATGGAGAGCAGTTCCTTGCTGAAGTAGTTCTGGAACTGGCTCGTGAGCGTAGTAGACGTAGTAACGGGCATATTTTAGTTGTGGTTTTATCGGTTCATCTATCCCGATCGTACTCCTTAGACGCTCGTAAGAGAGCCTCCCTCTGCTCCTTGAGGGAAAGCCGCGAGAAATCCTTCTCCTCGGCCTTAAGGGGTCCAGCCGGAATACTCTTTCCGATAGCTGTTTTCTGCTGGAGCTTACTGAGTTGTTCCTTCAGAGACTTGTTCTCGGCTTCAATCGACTGAGCTTTCCCAGCGATAGTTTGCAGCTTCACGATCTCCACAGCGTGAACGAGACCATCAGGAATTTGGGTCAGCAGCGGGAACTGTTGCAGTAGGCCAACCGTGCGCTTGTAGTCCTCGCTCGACTGATCCTTCAGCCACACTTCCTTCTCGGAGAGCCTGTTGAAGTTCTCAGCCCAAGCTTTCTGGAACTGCTCCGCTTGTGCCTTCTGCTGCCGTTCTCCCGCCAACTTGCGAACTCCTTCAGCCTTGGCTCGCGCTGCCTTGGCCAACTGAGTGTCGCCATCAGCATCGAACTCCTTGGCCGCCGCCTCGTAGTCCTCTGCCGTGTACCCCTTGTCATCCCGAATGGAGTTCGTCTCTTGCACCTTGGATTGCTCCCGTGCCTTAGACCACTCCTCGCGTTCCCGCTTGATCGCCTCGCGCTCGGCCTTGAGAGCCTCCTTCTCGGCGTTGATCTGCTCCCAGGTCTTGGCTTTACGCTGTTGTTCCTGGGCGAATTTGCTGCTCTTATCCTTGGGCTTCTCCTCGGTCGCTTTGACCTTGGTTTCAGCCTCTGGCTTCGTGCCTACCTCCTGCTCACCGCCATCAACCTCTTTGCTGGCGGTCACCTCACTGGGTGACTCCTGCTCAGCCGGGGCCGGCTCATTGGTAGGAGCCTGCTCCGATCGCTGGCTGTCGATATCGACACCGGCATCGTGATCTCTGGCCAACGCGAGCATCGCATCGGCACTCATGTTTTCATCTGACATATTGTGCTTTTACTCGTTTGCTGGCCTGCACCAACGACACAGCAACCGCAACTTTGATCCTATGTGTTCGTGACAGAATCCGGATCAGTATCCTGTCCCGTAATTGATTCTTGGTCGGCCATCACTTCGATGACCTTCACAAGACTGGCCTGACCCATTGCAAACCCAGATGAGTATTGCAAATGGTTTCGGTCTGTAATCGCAGAAGCGTTCTGCATCAGAACCGTGTTCAGGAGAGCGTCCTTGAACTTCTTTCCGGTCTCGCTCTTGAAGAATGAATTGAGGTGGATCGCATCCTCCTTGGACCAGGGAAGCGGATCGACCCAACGCTGGTGCCGAGTGAACGTCCACGCGGCACGAAGCTTACCGATGAAGCTGATCATTTCGCGGCCTTCTTCCGACCCGCGGCTGCACGGCGCATGAACTCCGCGGCACCGAGCTTCTTGCGCCCGATCCAAGCGGCGAGAGCCTTCGGATCATCCGCGCCCTCCTTCTTGAGTTGCGCTGCTAGTTTGCTGAACTTGGATTTCTTCTTCATGTGATTATGTGGTCACCACGCTTTGCATGACCAATGTCTTGGCGTGGTCTTGTCAGTGGCCGTATCGCAATTATGCCGCGCACGGAAGTTCTTCCGACGCTCCGGATCATCGCGCTTGATCTCCATCTTGGGATCGCCGAAGCGAACCTTGATCACAGTCCCCTTCGGGTTGCGAACATAAACAGCCTTCTTCTTCGCCTCTCCGGGCGTGTAGAACGGCTTGTTAAGCGTGACCTTCTTACCTTGGTACTCGGCCATATCAGGGATTGAAAATGGGTGACTCCTGGATCTCCTTCAAGCTCTCGGTCTTTTTGGACTTCTGGAACCGGACCTTCGGCGGAACTCCCTCGGTCAATTCCTCAAAAGTAGGTGCCGGTTGAGGAATAGGCGCGGGCGGCGCGGGCGGGGACGGAGGAATGTTATTCATGGCGTGAAATTCACCGCACCAATCGAACTCCAGCACAGTAGGCCAGCAGGTGGGTCTGCTGGTAGGGGGAAACCTCCGACAGGTGCTGTCAGAGGCTCGGTATCGGCAATCTTTGCAGGTCATTGGGGAGCAGTGGCGGGTACTGGAGCGGCAGCGGGAACGGCCTGCTGAGCGGCCAGCATTCCGGTGCTTTCAAGGAACTTCTGGATCTCCTTGCGAAGTTTTCGCGCCTCATTGGTAGCCACCTGCTCGTAACCTTGCAGGAGTGAGTCCAGCCGCGTCATGAACGCGTTCTTGCTCATCGGATTCAACTGCTGACCCTGCTGCATCGCACCGTTCAGGTACTGCATCAGCACACCAATCCGGCCCGCATAATTCTGCCCCGGCTTCGCAGGCACCGGAATACCCACGAGCAGAGTCGGTATCGTCTTGGTCTCGTCCTCAAGCTCGTCCTGCGCCTTCTGGCCCGGATCCCGGAGCAATCGCTTGATCAGACTCGGGTCGTCCAACTCCATGATGCTCTTGTCCAACTCCACCTGATCCACCCAGGGCGAGTTCATGAACAACTGCTTCCGATTGATGGCCTGCTGAATCATCATCTGACGACTCACCATGTCCATTCCACCCTTCGGTTCAAGCTCATACTGGTCGTGGAGCGCGACCGGATCCGCATCGAGCGAGTCCTCCGCGAACCGATACCGCAAACTCTTGGAATCGTACTGAACATACAGGCTCCACGCCTGACGATACAGCTTGCCCAGCGACATACGGAAGAGCCGCGCCCGGAGATCGCCGCTCTGCATCGACTGAGCATTGATGCTCTGGATCTCGGTCGCTGTGCGCCGATCCGATCCACCGGACATGACGCTGGCCATGCCGTAATCAGGGCTACCGATACGGTTCTCGGCGACCGCACGGGTCTGGTTCAACTCCTGATCAAAGCTCACGGGCGGCTGCGGCATCTGAACCGGGGCCACTCCATACGGGAGAATCTGCCCCGGCTGGAACCGGAGATTGATGGAGTTCGGAAGCTCCCGCTCCGCACGGAACAGAGGACGATTATACAGCGTCATCGCGTCGTGCTTGTGGTTCCACATCGAGGTCATCGACAACTCGAACGGAGCCAGAATCTCGCACACACCCCGCGGGCTGAACCAGCCCTTGTCCTTGATCTCGTATGGGAAATCAATGAACGGAAGCTGGCCATGGTCATACGGCAGTTCCATGGGATCCCGCAGATCCAGATCAACCGCGGCAGGGCTATAGAGATACACCTCCCACTTGCCCTCATCGGTTTTCCGATACACCTCCCAAACGATCACACCATCCGTGTTGCTCGTGTAGGTAATACCCTCGCGCAACTGCTTCGCATCGTTCTCGGATGCCGCACCCGGAATGTTGTCATCCTCCTGCGGATTGCCCCGGATCTTCGCAATCGTCTTCGGATCCGCCTTCCAGCCGAACTGGCCCGCCATGCGCTTGTACGCATTCACGCTCATGGGCATCACATGCACCGCCCAGTCCGCATCCTGAAGATCAACGGTATACGGAGGCACCACGAAATACATCGGGTCCACCGCCTCGAATCCCACCCGCTTATCGCCCGGATTCCAGAAGCACTTCATGACCCCACGCCCACTCATCAGCGTGTAATCCACCCAACTGAGAACCTCATCCACGAAGTTCGTCTTCTCCCGGATCTTATAGTTGAACCAGTCCTCAGCGACCTTCGTGTAAGCATTCAACTGCTGGCGCATCGGCGTGAAGCTGGCCACAACATCCATGCCCAGTGCCTGCTGGAGGAATAGCGGCTTCAGCTTCTCGATCGCGGTATCAATCAGCGGCCAATGCAGGTCCGCGGCCTTGGGCCAAGGCTTGTTCGTGCGCCGGATCCCGTGGTGGCGCAACTCGTACCAACGAGTCTGCCGCAACTCCCACGGACTACGCTGCTCAATGCTGGTCAGTATCTGACCCTGCAAATCCGACCTGCCCTTCTCGGTCATCATATCGTTCGCTCCTTACTACCCCCCGACCTCACATCCAGCAAGCGCAAGCCCATTTTCATTACTCTCCAGTGGGCCAATCTCATCCTCCATCCTCTCCAGCAGGCTCCGCCCATCCTCGCCCAGTGCCTTGAAATACTCGTCCATCCGCTTCCCGCCCCCGCCGCAGAACGCCAGCACCATCGCGTCCGCACGGTCCGGGCTGTTGACACCCCGCGCCCGTAGCTCATCCTTGCCCTCCAGCGTCAGCTTCCCCTTCCCGTTCGTCCGTACCTTCCGGCTCACGAACTGCTGGAGCAGAACCTCGTCCGTCCCGGTCGGACCCAGGTTCACCTTGCCCTCCTCCACCATCCGCCCGAACTCGATCCACATCTCCGCCGCACGGTTCACGAACTGATCATCCCGGATCGCCCGCTCACCGAAGTTCACCCGTCGCACATCCCAGCCTTCTGCTCTCAGGGCATCGCACATCACAATGCCCATGCCCCCGACATCCGCATAAATGTCCTCAGCCTTCAGCCCCCACTTCCTGAACTCGCTGATGAACCGGCCCACGCTGGCCATCGTGTCCTTGTCCTTCCAGCGGACCAAGCCCTTCACCGTGTTCCCCTTCCGGACCACAAGCACACTCTCGTCGCCGCCGGCTGAGAAGTCGCAGCCCGCGGTCAGTCGATGGCTATCACTGTCCTCCTTGCACGGGTTGGATACGCACTTCTGCCAATCAGCCGTCTTCACCGCGGTAAGACTCCCATCGTCCTCCATGAACTCCGCGTAGATCATCGAGCGCACCAGCGGATGCCCCTCGCCCCAGCGGGCCATCTGCTCATCAATCCACTCCTTCCGGATATGCGGACAGTCATACGCGGTGACCGTAAACGTCTTCCACTTCCCATCGTTCCGCCTGAATACATCGTAGAAATACCCTGAGCTTCCCCCAGGGCTGCTCATCAGCAGCACACGCGTCGGCTGGCACCGCTCCATCGACTGGAATATCCCGTCCGGAACCGCCTTGGCCTCATCCACCACATACATCAAGTCCTGACTCGGACCCTGAACGTGCCATCCCTCCGCTTTCTCCGCGTTGCTCGCGCTGAATCCGATGCACCGGCTCACTAGCTCCTGACCCTCGTGCAGCTTCGGGTACACATAACGCACCTCGCCGTCCTTGATAAAGAACCCGTTCTCCTCACCACCCAATCCGTTGGCCAGCTTCCTGAGATGTGGCCACAATGCGTCCGCTACCTGGCGGTAAACGCCCGCGGTACAGACAACCAGACTTCCGGGCCAGCGGAGCATGTGCCAGATGACCGCGGATGCCGCGACCATGCTCGTCTTGCCCGAACCGTTCGCAGCCTTCAACGCCACCTTCGAATGCTTCTCATTCAATGCCCCAAGCACCGCCTCCTGCCACGGGTACACCTCACGTTGGCCAAGCATCATCTTGGGGAAGTTCTGAAGCTTCTGAGCCTCCTCGATGAGCTTCTTCTGCTTCCACGCAGGCATAGAACCACCTCCACCATAGGAATTGGTAAAGGAGGACTTCTTGCGCTTAATTTGCTTGACTGCCATAAAATTTGAGGTGGTGGCGGGGAGGGGGTATCAGGATCACCCCACCCCCCACCTGGGTGGTCCCCCGCCCCCGTGGTCTATTTGCTATCCAGCTACGCTATTACCATAGCTATCCAATTGACATTGTTCCCTATTTAGAAACAACTCCGAATGCTCCTAGTAGATTACCGCTAATTGATAGCTCCTTCCCCTTCGTAGTGTGATCCAATTGAGCCCTGGCGACGTATCCGCGGGTTCTTTCCAGCAACCATGCGGAGCCTTGCCAGCCTGGGCCGCAGTTCCTGACAACCGAGGTAAGGTCATATTCTCCCCGAGTCTTTGCCGCTTCGATCGCTTCCTTCCTGTCGGGGTGGCGCAATAGGTACTTGGCAAAGGTCTTCTCGCTCATCCCAGCAAGGTGACAGAGACGCTCAAACGGAATCCCGAGCGATGCACCGTCCAGAACCCGAGCCCAATCGGGATCGGCAATCTCCTTTGGATCGGGACCATTTTTTTTGTCTGGGTTGGAGCGACGAATTCCTTGGATCTTCCATCCCTTCCTTTTCCTCTCCGAAACTACAACATCCGTTGCTTCCTTTTCCCCGATCATGCCGGTCGCTTTGCCCCACAAAGTAAGCCACCGCCATTTTCTTCCTCTTTGGGTGTTGACAAGTGCCGCATCCCGTTGCAATCTTCCCCCGTGAACCAAAGATTGGTTCCTTCCTACATCATGAAATCCCTCAAAAACCTAGTCCAAGCCCTCGCGTTCCTCGCGATCGCTTCCCTCGTCCTCATCGCCCTCGGTTACTGCTTCGCGCAGTTCTTCATCGGAGGTGCCCTTTGAAATACCGCCTCGGCTTCTCAATCGTCGCCTCGTTCTCCGGAGAACACCCCAAATTGGAGCGTTGGTGGTCCCACGAAATCACCCTGTCCGATGTCATCCGACACTGGCCGGGACCTGAGGTTGAACCCTCGGAACCCTTTGACTCGGAGTACAACTATCTTGCCAAGGAAGGCCCGATACCTCGGGAAATCCTGAACCGCTTGGATGATGTCCGAGGTGAAACCCGTTTCCAGATATGCCGGAAGCTACAGGAGAAGTTCCCACGGGAAGCCTTTTGGGCCTGCATCTCCGATGTCCAGATGTCCGGAATCTTTGACCGGAAAACCACGTTTGAATTTCTGGATTCGATCGGTGCGAGCTTTGACACCTCCCAGACCATGCGAACGATCGGTGGCCCGCTTGGTCACTGGAGTCCGGACTTCGCTTTCAACGTGGAGTCCCAATCTCTCATCTCATCGATTCGGATCACTCCTGTTCTATGCACGGTAATCAGTTCCGGAGCTTTGATGCCAGTGCGCCCGCCTTCCGAGTGGCAGTGGGACCGCTTCGCGGATCTCTTCAAACGGTTTGATTGCTTCGATCTTGCCCGTCAGGGCCGAGCGATTGACGCGCACTAAATCATCCCACCCCATCCCATGACCACACACTTCACTTCTGGAGATTGCCTTACGATTCGAAACGAATCCGGCCAGTATTCCCTTAGGATCGAAGGAGACTCTTTCGAATCCGTGAGGAATTCCGTTTCCGAAATCGATTCGGAAATCCGCAGGCTAGAGAGGCGGCGCAAAGCTTACTCTGAATTCCTGAGCGGCGAGTCGGTTCAATGCCCGTCCGCTCTCAGGTTTTGATTCCCCGCGATTCCCCATCGGGTAACCGGTGGGGAACGGCGGGCAATCAATGCCCGATCCAAAAACATCATGAAGCAAATTGTCACCGAATACATGTTTGTGGACTCCTTCCGCCACGCCGGACGCGAGTCTCAATTCAGCGTTCCCGCCCGTCGCGCCATATTCGCGCACCTTGAACAGCTTGAAGACTCCTGCGGCACCGAATTCGAACTGGATCCCATCGCAGTTTGCTGCGAGTGGTGCGAGTATCCCACCGCTCTGGAGGCTGCGAAAACCTACGGTTACCAGGAAGCGACCGACTCCAAGGAAGAATCTCCGCTGGAGTGGCTCCAGAACCGGACACAAGTGATCGAGTTCGACGGAGGAATCGTTATCCAGCAATTCTGACCTCATGATCTCCCCACACACTCCCGGCCCGTGGCGAAATGGCTGGGGAAAGGTTACCGATTCCGATGGAAAGGCCATTTGCATGATCGTCCATCGAAAGAACGGAGACAACGGAAACCTTATCGCCTCCGCGCCTGAGATGCTTCAAGCGTTGGAATCTATCGTTGAGGCATACCAGCGGTATTTCGACATCATGCCTGTAGCTTGGCAGTCCTACGACGACCACGCTCGCGCCATCATCTCCAAAGCGAAAGGTTCCCAGTGAAAGAGCTTTTACGGGTACTAGGCTACCTTGCCCTTTGCCTACTCTTCACACTGGCCATGCTAGTCTCCGCGCTAGCCAGTAACTAGTAGGCCACTGTCCCCCATCACCCCAAGGAAACCCCTTGGGGCTTTTCTTTGCCCGGATCCGTCCCGCTTTCGATCGATGCCATGGTCCCGCCCTTCGCCCGCCCGTCGCCTCGTTCCCTCCACCCTCAAACACCCTTTGTCCATACCCCGTGTCCATAACTATGCCCCGCGGTTCATACTTCCATACGCCATACGAGAATTCGGAATTCGGAATCCGGGAATCGGGAATCGTCAACCACTCAATCGTTTCCAAAAGTTTTGCTTTACCAGTAATCCAATGGTGCGGTATGGTGCGCTTATGAAACGAGTCCTTGTGGCCTGCGAGTACAGCGGGCGTGTGCGTGATGCGTTCGCTGCCCGTGGTTGGGACGCATGGTCCTGCGATTTCGAGGAGAGCGAGACATCGGGTAACCATTACCGTGGCGATGTGCGTGATCTCCTCACTCAGCGTTGGGACATGATGATCGCGTTCCCGCCATGCACATACCTTTGCTCAAGCGGGATGCATTGGACAACGAGGGGTATGCGCGATCCGAAGCTGACCGAGGATGCGCTGGCGTTTGTCCACCTGTTGCTGAACAGCGGCATACCCAGGATCGCGGTTGAGAATCCGATAGGTGCCATCAACACCCGTATCTGCAAGCCTTCCCAGATCATCCAGCCGTGGCAGTTTGGGGATGATGCGAGCAAGCGTACCTGCTTGTGGCTTAGGAACCTTCCGCTTCTCGTGCCTACCGACATTCTTCCGCTGCCGCCTTCGGGCAGGTGGGCCAATCAGACCCCGAGTGGTCAGAACAAGCTTGGCCCTAGTCCGACTCGATGGAAGGAGCGTAGCAAGACCTATCCGGGAATTGCCCGTGCTATGGCCGATCAGTGGGGTGACTTGGCCCTATAGTGCGGCACCGGATAGTGCGGTCGCCCGTCGCATGAGATTCGGAACACCTTGCGCTCCATGATCCCGGCTCGGACGGCTATGCTGATCATGCGATTGGTCTGGGATAGCTGCATTCCCCATTCGTCCATCCACTGGCGCGAGGTTTTCCATTCCGCTCCCGGCACCTCGATCTTGCAGTTGATCTCATCCCGGATGCGCCTCAGAAGCTCGGCAGAGTCCATTTGGTTTCCCCTTGTTTCCATTGATGGACGTAGAGTTGTGCGCCATCGTCCCAGTATTCCCCGAACACGATCCCGTGCGACCATGCGAGCGTCCCGCGGCGTCGGAGCGCGTAATCCATGCACGGAGCGTCGGCCAGCGTCCCCGGCGACAAACATATGGGATTATCCGCCCGCCGACCCGTGGCCATCCCGGCGCGATGAGCGTGAGCGACAACGGTGTTGCCCCAGCATTCAGCCGTGTCCCTCAGGAAGTTCTCCGAGTACAGGAGCCCATGCCCCCACGAGAACCCGCCCAGCCTGTACCACGATCTCGGCAGGACATCATGGTGCAGTATCTTGACCCGCGCATGCCTCTCGATCGGAGCCATCATCTTCTGCCATATGGCCTCAGCGAATCCCCTGACCACGGTGTTATGGTGCCTCATGAACTTCAGAGCCCGATGATCGTGGTTCCCCAGTATGAAGACCGTTGGCCTCAGAGCATCGAGGAACCGCACCCCGCACTCGATATCGTCCAGGTAGTCGTCCGCGGCATCGGACTCCGCTGGGTTCACGAGCGCACCGGCGCGAAGGGACGCGAGGTCGTAAGCATCCCCGAGGTGGATGACCTCATCGGGCGCGAAGCGTTCCCGGAAGAGCAGCACCGCGGCCAGGGCGTCGGCGTTGGCCCGATTCCCGTGGGAACAGCCTACCGCCATGACCCGTTTCCGGCCTCGAACAACGAACATTGCGAATTTCAAGCATAAAGTTTCTGCTTCTGCAAACGCCCGTAATCGTCAACCATGACGATCCATTCCGCATGAAATCCATCGACACGATTATCACTGATCTCATCTGGTACGCCTCTGTGTATAAAGATACCAGTGGCGAAGGCCGCAAGCTCCGCGAGGAGCTTATCGAGCAAGCGAACCTTATTGTTAAACAGATCCGCGATCACCAGCCCGATATCATCAAACCCACCGGCACCGAGGCACTTGTGTGTCGCGAGATCGCCAAACGCCAGTTCCTTGGATTGAACAAGTACGGCACGAGCGTTCAGGACAATCCGCTCAAGCTCCAGGAGTGGGCCAATCATGCCCGTGACGAGGCCCTCGATCTCGCCATCTACCTCCAGCGCATCATCCAGGAGATCGAGCGGGCGAGGGGAACCGGGGTCATCCGCGATTGCCCGCCAGTGAATCTCTACTGCGCAACCGGTGTCAACACGCCCATCGCGCATCAAACGCGATCCTAGCCCCCTTTCCGCTCGATTGCGGGGCATCCGTATCCATCCATCATCACCCACCTACTGGATACTTGGTAACTGAGAAGGGAGGGTCATTCAAAAACTGCCGCCGCGGCGGGGGGCCCACGGGAGCCCCCCAGAGCTTAGCGGCGAGCAGTTTTTAACTCCCTAGTAGAGGGAGTGTGAAGCTCCCTCTAGGGAGTGCAGCAGGGTCCATGGTAACTCTCTGGGGTGCGCTGACAAATTTCTTTTCCTTTGCATTGACACGCAGCCGTGCAAGACGCATTCTCTTCTTGCTATGAGTTATCTGGAGAACGGTTCCACGCTTCGGTCGATGTTCCGACTGATGCCCCCGCAACGCCACGATGCAGACCCGGATCGGTCCGAGGTGCTGAAGCACATCCAGGAGAACCTGAGGTGTGATCTGGCCCGCTCGATCCGTGCGTTCAATTCGATGCGTAACAAGAAGTCCCAAGTGCTTGTTTATGATATGGTTCATAGACAGTGGCGTGGGTGTGATTGGGTTCCGCTTGAGGATGGCGACAAGGTTTCGCTATTGCTAAAGACTATCAATGATCTTAAGCGTGATGTTGCGTATCTAAAGACATTGGTGAATAGGCACGATAGAGTTATTGGCCAACTCTCCGAGAAGAAGCGTACCCGGAAGCGTGATCCGGAGCCGGAACCGGAGCCTGAGCAACAGCCCGAAACAGAACAGCAGCCGATCCCTGAGAAGGAAAAGGCTGCTGAGGATCCGAACGAATGGTTCAGGGCTATGCGTGCCGCCCTCGACGAGGTTGGTAGGGCTTCTTCTCCTTCAGTTCCGCCCCAGTGAACGCGAGCGGGTTGCACTGTTCCCACTGGATCCCGGTGGCTGAGTGCTGAAGGTTGAGAATGGGGGATGGGAGTCCGAGCCTCCCTCCCCGCTTGCAGAAGGCCAATTGGAAGCGTCTAGGCTTGGACTGGCCTACTTCATGAAGAACCGCGATCTCCCGAGCCCAGTTGGCAAGCTCGGAGGATCCGAAGCCTGAGTGGGCCAGTTCCATGGTGGTGAGCGGTTCGCCTGTTTCTTTTCGTTGTGGTTTGGCGACATGGTGCATCCAAATCCAAGCAACCTTGGTCTCGTGGAGGATGGGCTGGAGTTTGTTGCGTAGGAACACGGACACCTCGGACTGATCGCTTAGGTCTCCGCCGAAGTAGGAGAACAGTGGATCGGCGATGATGAGGTCGAGCTTGGACTTGTGGATGAAGCGTCGTGCGAAGGCGAGGAACTGCTCACCGGTACGAACGGTCTCAGTGCGGAACTCCAGGTTCTTCTGAAGCAGGTTCATCTGTTCGATGGTGAACCGCCTGTGTGTTACCCCGCGGAACGCCTCGGAGAGGTCACCGCGATCGTTCTCAGCTTGGATGACACCGATCTTGAGTGCCTTGACCGGCTTGATCCCGAAGAAGTCGAGACCGAGGCACCAGCGCACGATGATCTGCATCATCAGCGAGGATTTACCGATGCCGGTGCCACCGCTGATGATCATGGAGGATCCGCGGGTGATCCATCGATTGCCGATGAGATTGTCTGGATCGTTTTCCGGATCGAACGTGAGGAGGTCTTTGACCGTGACGATGGTGGACGCGTCGTCGTCCTGCTCACGATTAATGAGCCACTCTTCCCATGAATTGGCACCGATGGCAGTGGCCAACAGTTTCTGCTGTGAATCCCCGCGCCATGAACCTGGGAGCCGTGAGAACCGTGCTGGGTTCTTGTTCTTGGGATC